CGTCGAGCGGCTGCGTAAGTGCGAGAAGTTTTATCTCGACGATACGCCATGGTCCATGATCGAGGCCTGTATGGCGAACCAGAAGCAGAAGGGCAATCCGCTCTTCAAGTTCCGTGACGATGCAATTTACCATATGCGTGACTCGACGCTGGCCGGTTTGCCCATCAAGGGCTGGGCCATTCCGCCGATCATGCCCAATTTCAAGCTGGCGTACTATATCCAGATTCTGCGCCGATACGACGAGGCTATTGCCCTGGATTTCATCGTGCCGTTCCGGATCCTCTATCCAACGGCTCAGCGGGGGCCGCAAATGAACGACCCGCTGTCGACAATGTCCATGGCCAACTTCGTGGGTCACATGCAGAACATGGTGGATCGCAAGCGCAAGAATATTGCTGACATCCAAGTGGCCCCCTTCCAGATCGGTTACGAGATGCTTGGCGGTGAGGCCCAGGGCCTGGCGCCCAAGGAACAAATCGCTCAGGCCCTGGATGAACTCCTGAACGCTATCGGTTTTCCGGCCGAACTGTACAAGGGTTCGCTTTCAATCCAGGCCTTTCCCGTGGCGTTGCGTCTATTCGAGAAGACGTGGGGCGCTCTGATTGACGGATTGAACGATTTCATAAGCTGGTTGCTTATTCGATTGTCCCGTCACTTCGTATGGGGCGAGGTTACGGGTAAGCTACGCAGCGTTACCCTGGCCGACGATATCGAACGCAAGGCCCTTGCGTTACAGGCAGCGGCGGGAATGGACATCTCCAAGGCGACGGCCTATCGTCCACTGGGTATCGATTACCTGGAGGAGCAGCGGCGCGTCGTCGAGGAACAAGAGGCGATCATGCAGCTCCAGCAGGAGGCCATGGAACGCCAACAGGCCTCTCAGATGGGTATGCCAATGGAGGGCGGCCCCGACCAGGGAGGCGGCCCCGGCGGACAACCGGGTGCGACACCGGGCGATGTCTACGAACAGGGCAAGCAGGTGGCGCAGCAACTGTTGCTTCAGACGCCGGCGTCTATGCGTCGCGGCGAGTTGATCAAGATCAAGCACAGCAACCCGACGCTGCATGCCATTGTCATTCAGGAAATGGACAACATGCGTCAGGAGTTTGCACGTCAAGGGCAGGCCATGATGATGGAGCAAGCCAAGACGGCTTCCGCGGACATGGAAAAGGCCCGAGAACTTCCGAGCCCGATGTATATCGGAATTCTTGTCGCCGACCAGGCCTGCGAGTACAATCGTGGAGATTTGCGGAAATTGGCGATGGCTGTGAAACGGAAAGAGCCGTGTGCCAAGGAGGCGTTCCACTTTGTATACGGAAAGATAAGGGGATGGTTATAGTCAGGGGGTAAACATGATAACTTTACGTGGGCAGAATCCGATGGGTAACGTTCTACACGTCATCCTGGGCCCAGAAACCGACTTGTTCACGGATATCCATGGAGCAGCGGTCATGGATATTACGCCGATGCTGATGGCCATGAATCACGATCAACCTGTGTTCCTGAGCGTGACACGTTGCCGTAGCGAACAGCATACCGAACAGCTGATGGGAGCGGCAGGTATTCAGGAGCGTAAGAGTTCGTTTGGCGGGCAGCAGTGCGAATGTAATCAAGACGCGGCACTGCCTACGGCGAAGACTGATAAAGGGGGAAAACCCGAGGGGATGGTCGTTACGCTTAAGAACGGAAAGTGTCAGTTCTGCGGAAACAACCTCCCACTGCTACCCATCGAAGGATTCAAGGTCTGTGCTCTTTGCGCACAAATCGAAATAGGGCGAAAGAAAGAACAGCTGGCTGAAAAGCCACCTAAACAGAAACCGCCAACCCAGGACAAGGGAGATGCCTAGATACCGACCTACCTTCGCGTTCGAGTGGAACCGTCCGTATTTTCCGCGGCGCGTTCGTCCTCGTTATCACGATCCCTACAGCTACCCGATGTGGCGGCCGCCCTATCCCTATCGTTACGATTGGCCGGGGCTGCGTTACGATTGGCCACACCCGTATTATCCGCTGAAGCACGAGTATTTGTATGCTACTCCGCCCCTGGGAGCGATACGTAGCAACCCCCTGGCGGCGGGCATGCAGCTGGGTATGCTCGGTGCGGCTTCGGGCCTGGGTTACGCGGCGTTGCATCGTGCCATCCGTCTGCATGCCGGCAACCGTCAGCCGGTGAGCGTGGTCAAACCCCTGCTGATTGGCACGTTGATTGGTTCAGCCCTGGGCGTTGTCAGTTCATTGGCCATGGGCAAGAAGCAACCACAGCCCACGCCCCGGACCTGGTACGACATTTCGGACACTATCCATAAAGACATCCACGGGTTCCCGCGCTACGGGCAACCGTTCTCCGACATGCCGAAGCCGTGGGAGAAACAGAACAAATATCACGGCCTGACAAACGTAGTTGGCCTTGAGAAACAGGCAATTGCCATCACGGCGGGCCTGCTGCTCTCTGCGCTGTTTGCTGGAATGGGTGCCGTTGGCGCAGCCGGCCAGGGTAGAAAAGCGTACAAGGCGTTCAAGGCCGGCAAGCGGAAAGCGGGCGTACGTCACGCGCTGGGAGCCGGGGCTGAGGCGTTGATGGCATTGCCGCTCGTCGGATGGGCCGGTCGTGGCCTGAAGGGACTGCGCATAGCCGGCAAGCTGGCGAAAGGCGGCAAGACGTTGAAGGCTCTGCATCAAGCTCGTCGTGTTGGGCGTGTTGGGCAATTTGCCCGCAAGATTCCTGGTGTTACTCGTATGATGAAACCCGTCACTATGATTGGCGGTAAGGCCCATGTAGTTCGGCGAGCTGCGCCGACGATGATCAATCGCCTGGCGAAAAGCAGGATGATCGGTCGTATGCCCACACAAGCGCTGGGACGTGCGGGCTCAGCGATGACACGCGGTGTGGCACGTATCCAGAGATCTCCATTCTATTTACCTGCCATGGTGGGCGGCAGTGTAGTCGGCGGCGAACCCACAGCGGCGCCACGGGCTATAGGACAACAAGCCGTGCAGACGATGCGATATCCACAGCAAAGCGCATTCGCCGGGCTGAAGCACATGTTCACAAACATCCAGCCCACGCCTATGCCACAATTTCAGGTTCCGAGGATATGATGAAGAAACGCGCACAGGACAATTATTCGTCGCTGCTTTACGATCCAGGCGTTGCTGCCAAGACGCTGGGCGATCTCTACGCTGCGATCCGACGTGACATGTCTTTGGGTCCCAATGAACGCGCACGGCTGATGGGGCAGATCAAGGGAATGGTCGGGTATGCCAACGAAAGTACTCCACTTTCTGCCTTGATGATGCGTGGGCTCGGTGGTATTATAGGGTGGTTGATTTCAAAGTATTTTGGAATGGGCGTCGTCGGACAGATGGTTTCTACGGTTGCCGGCTTCGGACTGGGGTCGGTGATCAATAATCAGCTGAATAAGCCGAAGGACCCATCCGGGTGGAAGTTGCTGTAATGGCGAAACCCCCTAACTATAGGCAGGCAGACACGCCCGGCAAGAGCTGTGAGACGTGTGACCAGTATTATAAGCTGGCGAGCAATTGTCGTCGGTACAACACAAAGGTAGGCGCACACATGGTGTGCAGGACTTGGAGCGGTTCACTCGGAAAGGGAGCGAATACAATGGACATCGAAAAACTCAGTGATTATGATCTTGCTTATCTGGAGGGCCTGGTTGAGAAGTGCGCAGAAATCGGCGTGGATCCAGAGCTTCTGTTGGAGAAGAAAGCCATAATGCCGATGATCGGCCAGGGTACTAAGTTTACTCGACTTTTAGCCCGGTTGATGCCGATGCTTAAGAAAGTACAGGCTGGGGCTGCGACCGCTGGCCGCTACGCTAAGGGCGTAGGCAGCGGTGCGGCTAAGGCTGTAAAGAATCCTCAAGCTATGGGCGCACTGGCCGTGCCAGCGCTTCTCGGTGGCGCAGCAGGCGGTGCCGCCGCCAAGACCCCGGCAAAGCCTAAAGAGAAGCAGAGCGCAGCCCAGGTCTTGGACAAATTGGCCAAAAAGCTGAAGCTGTAGGTGTAACGTGAAGCCAGAATATACACAGATCCTATCACCCGCGGAAAGAGCGGCGGCCATGAAGATGGGCGCCATGATGAAGTTCGCGGAGCACGGTGTACGACCGTCGCAGATCGACGGCTTGGTGAAGTCGGGCGCCATCGACCTTTCACCGGGTAACATTGCCAAGGCGTTGGTGGCAATCTCGCTGCTGGGTGGTATACCGCTGGGCGTTGCGTCCCACGCAATTGGCAAGCACCTGACGCAGGAACAGACCAGGGAGCGAGAACTTAAAGAAAAAATCAAGTTCTACCGACAAGCTACCCGCGGCCTGGAGAGCGGGCTGGCCGGTGCCGGTGCCCGGGTTTAAGCTAAGGAGGAAAAATGAAATACACGAAGTTTATCATTGTGGGCTTATTGGCTTTCATTCTGTCGGGGTGTGCAACGGCTCCGATAATTGGGCCCTTTTCTTACATGACAGCGGAGCGTAACAAGAAGGCACGCATCCGTAGATCAGCAATGCTGTCCAAGAACTTGTCGGCCGAACAGAAGGCCAAGGTCTTTGAGGCCACGAATATGAGTACGCGCCCCAATGAAATCGCCGTTGGCGTCCAGGTAAACGTTCTGGAACTGATCCGCAGCGATTACACATGGGGCGAGACGCTGTCACAGTTGGGCGGCCTTGGGGGTGACGTGGTACTGTACGGTTTGATTGGCTACGCGATTCAGGAAGCCGCAAACGACGACGATGACGATGATGATGGGGGCGACGACGTAGACATTCACGTCGAAGGCGACAATAACGACGTTAACGTTGTAAGCGGCGACAACAATACCGGCAATAATGATCGGGAGGCCAGCGGCGACGAGGGTAGCAACGATATCGATTAACACCCCAAAACGAAGGACGAAACACGATGGAAAGCGGACCGATGTTATCCGGTCTACTGAGTACGGGTAAGTCTATGTTTGAGCACTTGGCTCCGGACATAACTCCCGATCCGGAAGAACTGGAAAAAGAGCGTGATCGAGCGCTGTTTCAGAAGGCCTCGAAGGTGAAAGAGTTCCAGGTCAAGACATTTGACCTGGGCCAAGCAAAGGCCGCGAAAGAATACGCGGCATTGATGCAAACACTCTTCAGCGGCATACAGCAGCGTACGCATGCGATTCTGTTTAACGATAGACAATTTGTGAATAGCGGTACAGGTAAACCGCGGTGGATAGCACATATTGAATGGATTGAGTTTGAGTTGAAGGTCAAGGCCAATCCGACCGTAGGTGTACCGGACCAAGGAGATACCAATGGATAAAAAGGCACTGGAAGTGGATCCCACAATCGTTGCCCGATATGGGCTCGGGGGCCTCTTGGCCGGGGGCTCAACCATGGCAGTACTCAACCTGGTTCGCATGCTCCGGGAAATGCATGCGAAGCAGCGAGAGCTTGCCGCCGAACCGGAAACCAGCGAAGACCAGATTGTGCTGACTCTTCCCCGCCGGAAGATGGCTGCCGAGAAGAAAGAGGGACCGCCGACTAAAATAAGGCGCGTTGAACACACCCGCATTACCGTGGCGCGGGGACCCAAAAAGAACAGCCAGTTCCGCCGGGCCTACGACGGTACATTCGGTTGTAAAACGGCAGCTACTGGATGGCCTACCCTGACGACCGCCGCGTTGGCGGCATTGGGTGGAAGCGCTCTCGGCGCGCACGTTGTGAACAAGATTTACCAGACGCGTCGGCAAAAACAGCTCCAGGCAGAACTTGAGGCGGCACAACAGGAGTACATGGACATGCTGCAGACGCCCAAAACCGCAGAGTGCTTGGATGCGCTCTTCGCCTTGCCGATGGAGAAGGAGGGCGATCGGACGTTTGGGCCCTTTAATTACTTGCTGGCGTCTGCTGCACTTATGAGTATCCTGGGTGCCGGGGGAACCGCTTACATTACAAAACGCATTCTCGACGAAAAATTTAGGGAGGCGCAACGCCGTGGCCTTGACATTCCGAAGGTGCGGCGCATTGTGTTCCGTAGCCAGCCGGCCACGGACGAGGAAGGCGAAGAGAAGACGGGTACTGCTGAGGATATTGAATGCATCAAGGCTGCACTCGGGGTGATGATGGATCGCGTTGGAGGCGAGACAAAGATTCTGACCGATCCCCAGGTCAAGGAGGCCATGGAGAAGGCAGGTACATCGGTGCCGCGCCTATTTAAGTTGGCGGCCGACGTTGATCTGTTGATTGAATATCTGCGTCAGAATCCGCGATTGCGTCAGCTGATCCAGCGGACAACCATGGCGCAGCATCCATTACTTCGACATTTTCGATGGGCCACAAGTATCCCGGGCGTCAGTAACCTGGTGGACCACATACTCTACAAGCAGATGCAGAAGCACCTGACACCGGGTGCACCGGTGCCGTTCTGGAAGGCGGTGAAACAAACGATCCAGCCACATGCGTCGGCCGCAACGGAGTACATCAAGCGATTGAAGCCGTTTGGTAAGCAGGCCGTAGTGCTGGGGATGTTGCCCGAGGTAGTATCCAGCGTGATTGGCAGCACGATTGCCAACCGTGCTGCACAGCCAAAGGCCAAGTCACCCGAGGAAGAGCCTACGCCCGCACAGACGCGCAAAACGGTTTCCAAGATCAAACTCACTGCGACCGATCCCGAGGCGCAAGCGTACCTGGAGAAGAATAAGGCGAAGGTTATGGCTATCCTCCGGCAGATGGCGGCCGAGGGTAAAATCTAAGGAGAGAGGCCATGCCCAAGTTGCCCGAGCATCTCCGTGAGTTCGACGACACGGACAAGACGCGCCAGCTTATTTACGATAACACGTTGGCCGCGCTCAAACGTCGTTTCCCCGTCGAGGACGACGAGTACCGGTTGGAGTTGTCCGATATCCGATACTCGGGTCCACAGGAGTTTACCCTGGACCAACAGAAGCAAGCCCTGATGAAGGACCGTCAGCTGCGGACACCGATCAATGGCACATGGCGGTTGATTCACAAGCCGACGGAGCAGGTTCTGGATACCCGAGAAGATATGGTTATGCAGATACCCTTCTACACGCCGCGTGGTACTTTTATCTATAACGGGAATGAGTACAGCATCGTCAACCAGTCCCGTCTGAAGCCCGGCGCCTATGTGCGTAAGCGGCGTACCGGCGAAGTTGAGACTCAGTTTAACGTGCGTCCCGGTACGGGAAAGAGTTTCCACCTGCGCCTGGAGCCGGAGACCGGTATCTTTCGCATCAACGTCGATCAGTCAAGTATTCCGCTCTACACGCTGTTGAACATCATGGGCGTTTCCGATAAACAACTGCTGAAGGCCTGGGGCCCTGAGCTGCTTGAGGCCAACATCAAGAAACAAGATAAGCGTGCGCTTCAGAAGATGTACCAACGATTTGCCGGGTACAAGTACGATGCTACTGCTGCCGACGACACCAAACAGAAATTTATCACTGAATCATTGCCTAAATTCGAGCTCGACCCCGATGTGGTTGCCCGTACTATGGGTATAACGGGTTCGGTAGGAATCTCGCCGCAGCTGCTGCTACGGGCCACGCAGAAGATGTTGAACGTCTCCCGGGGCGACGAGAATGCGGATGATCGTGACTCCCCGATGTTCAGTAACGTGTATTCCGTGGAGGATCTATTGGAGGAACGTATTGACAAGGACGCAGGGAGGCTGGCGCGTTCGTTACTGCGCAAGGCCCGCCGTGGACGTAACCTCACTGGTATCGGTCGGGCTGCCCTGAGCCCCTATATTTATGACCCACGTGAGGGCCTGCTCCTTGGGTCCCGGTTAGCAATGCCACTGGAGGAGACGAATCCCCTGCACACTCTGGAGCAGTCAACGCGTATTACAAAGCTGGGTATGGGTGGCATAAGCAGCGCTGAGGCCATTACTGACGAGGCCCGTGACGTTAATAACGGACAGTTTGGATTCATTGACCCGATCACCGGTCCCGAGGGCATGAATATCGGCATCGATGTACGTGCTGCCTACCGTACGTTCAAGGGCCGCGACAAACAGATTTACGGTGAATTCCGTGAGCCAACAAGTGGTCGGTTACTTTACTACCGTCCCGAGGACATTGCGGACAAGGCAGTCGCGTTCCCGGGCGAAATGCGTAAGCCCGGTGCTACGGCCGTTGCGATGGTAGGCGGTAAGATCGAGCGTATACCTAAGAATAAGGTCGACCTTGAAGTGCCGTCGTTCGGTCACACGATGTCGTCACATACCAATTTGAATCCGATGCCCACCGGCGTACAGCCGGGTCGTCAGTTTTATGGGGCGAAATTCTGGAGTCAGTATCTACCCCAGGTGAAGGGCGAGGTGCCGCTGGTAGACAGTCTACTCCCCGATGGGAAGAGCACGTTTACCGAGCACTACGGCCGACGTATTGGGACGTTGCGTGCCAAGGTCGGCGGTACCGTGACCCGGGTGACTGACAAGGGTGTTACGGTTACCGATGACAACGGGAAGAAACATGTTGTAGAACTTGTCAAGGATTTTCCGTTCAATCGGCTGACGGGTATCAGCTACTTTCCTTCGGTCAAGACCGGCGATCGTGTGAACGTCGGGGACATGCTTGCACATTCCAATTTCACAGATCCCAAGAGCGGTGCCATCAACATGGGCGTCAACCTTAAGACGGCAGTAATTCCCGCACGTGGAATGTCGTACGAAGACGCATACGTTATTTCGGAGAGCGCTGCGAAGAAGATGGCCACCGAGCGTTTGTACGGCTACGATCAGGAGTCGAAACGCGGCGTCAATATTTCACGGAATAAGTACATATCGTCCTTCCCGCGCCAGTACACTAAAGACCAGATCGAGAAGATCGACTCCAACGGGGTAATTAAGGCTGGGATGACGGTTGAGAAGGGTGATCCCCTGATCCTGGCTACAGGACCTAAACTCCTGACCTCAGCCGATGCGCAGTTGGGCAAGCTGCATAAGGTGTTGCGCAATTCCTTTACCGATAAGTCGGTGACTTGGGACCACTCGTTCCCGGGCGTTGTCACCGACGTGGCGGTCACACAGTCCGGGGCTAAGGTTAATGTCAAGACCACACCTGCGGTACAGGTCGGCGACAAGTTGTCGACTCGTTTTGGACTCAAGGGCGTTGTGGGTAAGATCATCCCCGACGATGAGATGCCGCGTGACCCGGCTACGAACGAGTCGTATGAGTTGTTGTTGAATCCGATGGGTATTCTCTCCCGTGTGGCACCCGCACAGCTCATTGAGATGCAGTTGGCCAAGGTGGCTAAGAAGACAGGCCAACAGATACGCCTCCCCCAGGATGCGCCGCCGGAAGGCTGGGCGACCTGGGCCGAGAATCAGTTGGCGTCTGCCGGTGTGAAGGAAGACAATCCGCTGTTTGACCCGGTTAGCGGTAGGACGCTCAAGCCCGTGGCCGATGGCTATGTTTACCTGTCGGCATTTCACCATCTGGCGGAGAAGAAGTTGTCTGCCCGCGGGGAGCAAGGTGCGTATACCATCGACGAGCAGCCGGCTAAAGGGGGCGGGGCCGGGGCGAAGCGTTTCTCCCAAATGGATGTCAATGCAGCACTGGCACATGGCGCTACCGAGGTCATCCGTGACGTGATGCTTGTACGGGGAACCAAAAACGAAGAATTCTGGAAGGCCTTGAAACTTGGACGCCCGCTGCCCGAACCCAAGACCCCGTTCATCTACGAAAAATTTTTGAATACACTGCGGGCCGGGGGAGTCAATGTCCAGGAGCGGGGTGATACATTGTCGCTGCTGCCCATGACGGACGATGACGTTTCCACGCTTTCCAAGGGCGCTATCGACCCCAAGAAACCGGGACGATACGTAACGGCGGACTTCGAGCCCGTACCCGGCGGACTGTTTGACGTAGGTAAGACGGGCGGTATGGCCGGTAATCGTTGGACGCATATCGAACTCAACGAGCCGATGCCCAATCCGGTAATGGAAGAGCCGATCCGACGTATTTTGGGCTTGAAAGTGCAGGAGATGAGAGATATTGTAGCGGGACGCGCCGCTATCGAGGGTATTGCCGGTGGGCGGGGACTTAAGAAAGCCCTGGAGAAGCTGGATATCGATGCAGCGATCGAACATCATAAACAACGTGTCAAACAGCTACGGGGCGCCAATCGCGACAATTCGGTCAAGATCCTGGGCTATCTCTCGGCGGCCAAAAAGCAGGGTATACATCCCGCGCAGTGGATGATTACCAAGGTACCGGTATTGCCGCCAATATTTAGGCCCGTGTCGCGTTTGGGCGACATTGCGTTGAAGACCGACATGAACGATATGTACCGCGACCTTATTGCTATGAATCAGGCGCTCAAGGAACAGCGGGCGGAATTCCCGGAAGACGCGTTGGCCGATACGAAGCTTAATCTCTACGACGCAGTCACGGCTGCTTACGGGTTGGGTGAATCGATTGTACCAGAAGGCCGCTCACGCCGGCTTAAGGGCGCTATTCGCCAGGTCATTGGTCGTAGCCCCAAGACTGGTATGTTTCAATCCCGGGTGATTTCTAAGACCGTTGGCGGTGTTGGTCGCGGCGTGGTTACACCGGACCCCAACTTGGACATGGACAGCATTGGACTACCTGAGGACGCGGCATGGGATGTCTATCGTGATTTCGTGCTTCGTCGTCTGAAGCGCCGCGGCTATCCGGCGTTGCGAGCGTTGGAGTTGATCGAGAAACGGGCACCCGAGGCGAAGGAGATGCTGGAGGCCGAGATGTCGAGCCGGCCGGTCCTAGTCGATCGTGCTCCGACGTGGCATAAGTTCAACCTCTTGGCATTCTACCCACACATTACCGACGGTAGCACCATTCGTGTGTCGCCGTTGGTGACCAAAGGTTTTACTATGGACTTTGACGGCGACCAGGCTAATTTTCATGTACCAGTATCCGATAAAGCCGTAGACCAGGCCAGAGAGAAAATGCTTCCATCGCGGAACCTATTTAGCTTGACTGACTTGCGTTCCATTCGGCATTCTCCATCGATGGAGATGACAATGGGCCTCTACCAACTTACCCGTGAGCCTGTACGAAAAACACCGAGACGTTTTGCGTCCATCGAAGAAGCGAAGAAAGCATATCTACGGGGCGAGATTGGTGTAAATGATCCGATTGTCATACCGTAATGAAATTTATCGAATCGCAACTATGTCTGTCACGGGAGCATTGCCCCGTCTGCAGACACCGAATGAAGGGCGCTCAGTGGCGCAAGCTCGTAGGGCGGATATACCCGACGGACGGGCCCAACTTCGAATGCCCGTTGGGACTGCCTTGGCTCGAAGGCGAACCGACAACAGAGCAGTTGTTACCATTTCAGAACTTGGAACCGAAGGCACCAAGGATAGAGACTTTGGCCCAAGTATCGGCAAAGAAGCAGCGTTTTCCGGCGCGAAAGCTGGGCGAGCTTTTTCATGCGAACCAGCTGGAGCTACGACGGCATTTGCCACGTGAGAGCGCAGTGATTCAGGCGTTAGACGCGTTAGCCGAGGCAGAAGCGAATCCCCGGGGTTGTCGGGGCTGCCGGCGTAAGCGTTTCATTCGGCGTCTCGGTAACGCGATGAACGCTTGTTCTCCTGAGGTGCAGGAGAGGGTGAAGGAGATTGTCAAGTACGATTGGTAGTTTTTTCTTGCTGGTGCACCAGAATTTAAGTTATAGTATTGGAAGTTGAATAAGGAGATTCGCTCATGATGAAGAAGTTCGCAACCCTAGACCAGGAATTACTCGACAGCGTTAAACAGGCATTCGTTGCCATGCCGGCTGGCGCTGATCCGTCACTCGGCGCTGGTCCTGTAGCCGGTGGTGGGCTGCTTACCCAGGCACAGGCCGCACCGATGGGTGGCACGCCGCCCATGGATCCGGCTATGATGGGTGGGGCGGCTCCTATGGACCCAGCTGCAATGGGGGGTATGCCTCCAATGGATCCCGCCGCAATGGGTGGTATGCCCCCTGCCGGTGGTGGAGAACTTCCACCCGAGGCAATGGGTGCCCTTCCCCCAGAAGCCGCAGCGATGCTCGGTGGCGGTGGCGGTACGGGTACCATTACCCTCAGCGTTGATGACCTCGTCCGACTTGTTGAGGGCGTTATCAATGCAACCAAGACCCGCAAAGCGGCTCCTGCCAACGGTGGTGGCGAGGCGGCCCCCGCAGGCGGGAGCGAAGCGGGTGGCGGCGCAGCCGGCCCGATGGGCGGTGGCCCGATGGGCGGTGCCGGTCCCATGATGTAAGAGTGGAAACTATAGTTGCCGAATGGAAACTATAGTTGCCAAGACGAAACTGTAATGGCCAACAAGTCGAAAATTATTGTACGGGGAAATAACATACTTCAGCCCCCGTTGTTGGTAAGCGAAGAAGCCACGATCATTGAGTTCCGTGACTCCTTCGACGATTTGGTTGCATTGATGGTTAGGGTTTTCACTGATGATATGTGGGGACTTGTGACAAAAGGTGATCCCGACTGGCACGCTACACTGGTGCGTTATGGGTATCTCGATGTCAAGAAGCCGCCGGACCAGATCATCCGGTCTGGGCTATAGGGAGACGAACTATGGAAGCGGAAGCTAAGGCGCAAGCCCACAATTCGAATGTTGACTATGTAGCGCTACTGGACGAAGAACTCAAATCATGTTGCATGCCTCAGGTCAAGGACCCGGGCAATGCGTCTACCGACGAGCTGATACGTGACTTGTATCGTGTCCTTACCGGCAATGGCGGCCCTACGCACGGCATGGTATTTAAGGTAGCGGCCGCTAACGTCAACATCAAGCTTTTGAAGAAAGACGTTGCCGACATGGACGGGAAGGTGAAGGCCCAGACCAGAAAATGTGAGGAGATCCAGGAGCTGCGCGCAACAGAACACGCGGTAGAGCAGGCGGAAAAGAAAACCGTCAAACGTATCGGCAAGGCGATTTGGGACAACAAGGCGCTGATTTTGATGTTCATTCTCATGGCAGTGATGTACATTACCAACCTGATAAGCAAAGGACGGGACAATACGGTAGCTGAGCAGAAGGTCAACCAATTGGTTGAGGCTAAGATTCAGAAAATGATCATTGGCAAGACGCTGCCGCCCCTACCTGAAAAGAGACCATGAGTCAGACTACAATAGGTCAGGTTCTCGTAAACGACGCGTTACCCCTCAAGTTCCGCGACTACGACCGCACACTTACCAAAGGGGAGGCGGACGCTCTCCTTGCGCAAATCGCCAAGGACGCGCCCTCCAAGTATCGGGAGATCTCCTGGAAACTGATGCAGCTTGGCCGGGAGGCGTCGTTTTCTGAGGGGACGACGCTGAAACTCTCCGATCTCCGGCTCCCTTTCGATAAGTCTGATATCCTCAACCATGTCAATGCACAGGAGAAGAAGATCCTGGCAGACAAGACGATGACACCTGAGGATAAGGAAAAGGCACTGGAGGCCGTATACGGGGAGATTCAGCAGTTTATAGTGGACCAGACCTACAAATCCGCTTTGGCCGCGAATAATCCTTTTGCGCTCCAGGTGAAATCAAAGGCACGTGGGAACCCATCCCAGCTGGCGGCTTTGCTCTCTACGCCGGCCATCTACCAGGACGCCCAGGACCGTACAATTCCTGTTTTCATTCGGAAGAGCTATGCAGAGGGATTGGATCCCTACGAGTACTGGGCAGCCACGTACGGAGCGCGCAAGGCCATTATCTCTACTAAGTTCGCAACCCGCGATGCCGGCGCGTTGGGTAAACAATTCGGTACCGCAGTCTCGACCATGGTCGTGACCAAGGACGATTGTGGTACCCCATACGGCGTACCAGTGGCTACTGACGACGACGATAGCCTGGGCTCTGTGCTGGCAAGGCCGGCAGCCAACTTTCCAGCGGGTACGGTTGTCAACAAGGCGGTCTTGGCCGAGCTCAAAAAGAAGAAGGTCGATGAGGTGGTTGTTCGTTCGCCCATGACCTGCAACTTGGCCGACGGTCTCTGTAAGCAATGCGTAGGCATACGGGAGAGCGGCCGCTTTCCAGAGATAGGGTACCACGTGGGTTTGAACGCCGCTTCAGCCCTGGCCGAGCGCATTGCGCAGTCACAGCTCAACCAGAAGCACAGCGGCGGGCAGCAGGATAGCAAAGGTAACGTTGTCTATGCTGGTTTCGATATTGTTGACAACCTGGCCAAGATCCCCAAGACGTTTCCACATCGTGCCGCCATCGCCGAACTGGATGGTACTGTCGATAAGATCGAACCCGCGGCGCAGGGCGGTTCAAATATTTACGTCGACGGCAAGGTCCATTACGTGGCACCGGATCTTGCTGTGCAGGTCGAAAAAGGACAGAAGGTGGAAGCCGGGGATCAGCTTTCAAGTGGAATTATCAATCCCGCTGATGCTGTTCGCTACAAAGGTATTGGTGAAGGACGCCGGTACTTCGCAAATCGAATGACGCAGGCGTTCCGCGATACAAAGTACGACGTGAACCGTCGAAACGTGGAGGTCTTGGCCCGTGCCATGATAGACCACGTTGCCGTTTCAGAACCTGAGGGTCTTGGTAACTTTCTACCGGGTGATGTGATTTCCTATAACGCATTAGCAGACAGCTACAAACCGCGTAAAGACGCACAGATGCTTGAGCCCCGCAAGGCGGTGGGCCAGTACCTGGAGGAGCCGGCACTGCACTATACGATTGGGACCCGGGTGACGAAACAAATGGCCGACCGGCTGAAGAAGTTTGGTGTACAGTCCGTACTCTCACACTCACAGCCGGCGGGCTTCACGCCGAATATGGTCAGTGTCATCAAAGTTCCGCAGTACGGGGACGATTGGATGGCCCGTTTGGGTTCGACATATCTCCAGTCACGATTGCTGCAGGACATCCAACAGGGCGCGGAATCCCGTGTCCACGGATTACACCCGTTACCGGGTATTGCAAAAGGAGTGGAATTCGGTAGGCCGAAGGGTAAGAAATTCGGCTTTTAGGGTTTGCATAACCTACCGACCTGTGATATAACTACTGTGAGGATTGTTCAATCAGAAAAGGAGACATCGCACCATGTCTAAGTTTATATCGTTGCTGGCCGAGCTTCCTGCCGGCATGACAAAGGTGGCTGATATTGAAAGTCCGGATGAGGTCCAGTTGGAGCAGGACTTCGGTCGACTGGCATATACCTTTCTCAGGGACAGAGCGGCGGGTCTCATGCCCTATCTGCTTGGCTTTGAGGTCGTAGATCGGGAAGAGGACGGTTCCCGCGCTGTTGGCATTTTCGGATTCAAGATCGGAAATGAGTATTACTACGTACCGGCGTTCTTCGTCAATAACCAGATCAAGGGTATGGATATGCTCTTCTCTAAGAAGAATAACACATTCATGCCTCTGCGTGAGAGCTGGGTTAACTACATTGTTAACCATCAGACAATTCGCCTGGGTGAAAGCGCTGGTGATCACACGCAGCTGCGAAAGGATTTTGAGCAACCCCGTTTCGACTTTCTTGCGGAGCCCCCAACATCTCCGGCCGGTGTACCGAAGACCGCGGAGGCCTTGGACGTCGTTCACGACGGGTTCAACACGTGGAACGAGTTGCAGCAGGCAATGGCCGACGCTCTCGAAAAGGACGCAGAATTCCAGCAGGCGTGGGGTGGTGCGATCGCTCGCCTGGAGAACTCTGCTCTTCCGTTCGAGAAGAACGGGGAAGCAAGCACCCTGGTGGACTGGATCGAGAAGAAGGGCGGCGTACGGGCTGTTAACTGCCTGATGCGCACCATTACGGAAAACCCCGGTTTTGCAAAGGCTGCTTTGCAGTTCTATCCTGACGTCGAGTCGCTTTTTGTCACCAAGTTCGCGGCCGATCTGGCCCCCGAAAAACAGGCGGCAAAAATCACGGTCATTACGCAGAAGACCGACTACATCGACGGCAAGGAGCGTAAGCGTCTTGTCCGTGACGGGTTTACAATCCACGATACCCGTGACGACGCCGAACGGTCGGAAGTCTACGAGATCGACTATGAGAAGCGTTTCCACTCGCCTGATAATTCCGGGCTCTACAACATTTTGCTGCGTTCCGGCGGCACAGCCCGGGCCTGGGTGTTCATGCCCTCGGACGCGGCAAAGTGTCCGAAGTGCGTTGTAGTCGACACGTCGGGTAAGAACTACTTCCTGGCGGAGCCGGGTGCCGTGTTTGTTCGCGGCGATGAATTCGTTGAGGGGCCAAATGCCTATGAACAGGCTGTGGCCCTGACGAAGATGCAGCCCGGCCAGAAGTACCTGCTCGTCAACGAGAAGGGCGAGGCCACTACTCCATTCAAGGTTGAGGCCGTAATCGCAGAGAACGACAAGCGCGTGAAGGCCCGCGTCTACTGGAAGACATCCCCAAGTTTCGATCGACCCACGTACGGGCATGATTTCGAGACCCTGGGCGGTGGACCGAGCTATGACAACGCCCGGGACGAGCGGGACTACCTCCAGTTCGCGGAATACAACGGTCGGAAGCTGACGTACTCGGGTAAAGACACTGTTGTGGTGCCCGCAAACTGGAAGGCGTTGCCGTTGATCGAATCCGACAGCGACCAGAGTTATGAGGCTACAGAGGCCCAGGAAGATGCGTTCTGTCCCGGCACCCTGACCGATGTTATGGAAGCGCTGACCAAGCACGCATTCCATAAGCTGATGGTCGGGAGCGACGATGGGATGGAGTACTATGTGCGTTTTGACGACGACTTTGTCGACGGTAAACCCGTGAACTATAAGTCGGCAATGGTCCGCCTTGTCGGGAAATACGGCTTGTCGGTGGATGATGCCGAGACGATGCTCAAAGAGGCAGGAACACGTTTCAAATCCAGACGCATGGTCAAGCTTGGTCAAATGGTGGGGGTCAGCATCCCCGCTGAACCGCCTCAGGCGTATGGTAGCGATCAATTTACAGGCGCCGTGGTCATGCCCCCGCAAGTGGACACCGTTGAAGGTTCGATGACCGGTGTACCGGCAACGATGAACACCGTACAGCCCGGTTTCAATCTTGGCGGCGAAGCCGAGATTGACACTCAGGCTGCTGGCCTTGCTGAGCAGGCGGCTGCGGCCGGCCAGAAACAAGTGTTCGACCATGCGGCAATCGGCGGACTTTCTCGTCTATATGATTCCGGCGCCGTGATCGACAGCTATGTGCCGGAGTTGATGAAGGCCCTCGACCGTATTGGTCGGATTCTCTTCCTCTTCTACTGGAAGAACGAGGAGTTCGCCGAGCGCTATGGTTCCGAGGATCTGGCGGAAATGGAGGACATGCTTCGCGGTGTGTTCAAGAGTTTTGGGGACCTAGTCCTGAAGCTTCGGCAAAAGGCCATCGATTCAGAGGATGCGGAAAGCGCGGTCATGTAAATGCAAATCGGTGGTACGACAATATACACGCCAGTCGATAAATGGCCGGGTTATGACCCGGCCTGGCGACATTTGACTGCCCGCCTTTGGGTCAGTCACAAAGATTGGTCACCGTCCGGTAAGTATCGGTTCGTTGGTGAGGACAAATGGATTGATGAGCACCGCGCATATCTGCGGGCCCTGGAAGACGGCATAACGCCGCCTGACAGGCTGATGTACCATGCGCCGGCGCTTGAGTGGTTTAACGAGCGAAACATGAAGGATGCTCGGTTTCAGATAGAGCCCCTTCTCTTGACGGCGGTTCCGTACCACATTATCTGGGAGGACCTTTGCAAGGGCAGCTGGATTACGGGACCAACGATTATGATATTCGAGCGCCTTTTCTTCGACTGTCGCGAAGCGGACGGGCGCATGGTAGACGCGGGACTTCGTCGGCGATGGCTGGCGTTACCGCAGAATGCGGTGCTTGATGGAGGTACACCGATCGACCTGGTTTGGAAAAACCTGGCCCACGTTCTGGGCTACTTCGCGATAATGCGGGAATTCGGGTTACCGGCTCACGCCGATATGGGTGACCCGAAATTTTTGGAGGATCATATGCTGGGCGTGTTCCAGAGCAAAATGGTCCTCAACGTCCTCCGTAATACGGTCAGCAACCGCGACATGGCAGAGTTCCACGTTGCCGTTGACAACCACAAGCGGCTTTTGTACGATACTGGTGGTAGTGTCGATGCTGCCGGCGAAGCGAACGAAGCGATGGGAGATCTGTTGGGAAAACTGGCGCCTGTTGTGCTGGCAGCTACACAGTCCCGGGACAAGCAGCTTGCACAGGATAAGGCGTTCATCTCAAAGGTGGGATCCGACCCCGTGGTACGGCAGCAGGGACTCATTGAGGCGGGGGCACAGGAAAAGGGCAAGGTTTTGGACGAATTGCTGGAAGTCCGTATGGCTGCTCAGCAAGCTGAACTAAAGTAAGGAGCGATAACGATGCCAGTACAAGGATCATTCAAGGAGAGGCTGATGGGCGCGCTGCACTCTGCGGTACGCCACTTCAACGAGGGCGCCGATCCGAATGCGGCCGTGGTTAAAGCGGCGATGGAGCACGACTTCAACGCCGACCAGACAACGCGGTTGGTGGAGACGTTCAACACGGCGCGCACAATCTATCATTACAAGACGGCGAACGACCGTACGGCGGAGTTTGCGCTCGCTAATTCGGCGGCTGTTATTCCCGCGATCTTCGAGGACGTGGAAGAGAAGAAGAGCGAAGACGTGGTCAACCACGACTACAGTTCTTACGATCTCCCCGAGGCGAACTATCAGGACGGCCTGGAGATCAAGGGCGCTGCCGGCGTAAGGGACATTGATCTCGGAACACCAACAGAGTTCATGGACACCAGTCTGGAGACTCAGGCCGAGCGCGCAATGCGCGTACTCCATGTACAGCGTGATCTGGCAAAGACGGCCCGCAGCGAAGCCCGCGTCGCTGCGACGAAGGCCGCGGATATCCTCACTAAACTGGCCACGACCCTCGGCCGGGGTTATGAGGAAGAGTGCCAGGAGCGTTACAACCGCCTGGTGGCTGGATACGACAAACAGGCGTCCGATCGCTACAAGGATCAGTTTGGACCCGTCATGTGCAAACTTGCCGAGTTTGTCCCCGGGTGGATGAACAAAGGCGCCGAAAACGTTGACCTGGGTCCCGTCGTGGACGACCGTGATCTTCAGGAATACGTTGGGCAGCTGAAAGAGGCCAAAGAGTGGATGGAAGCCGAATCTGAGATGCTGGCTGTTGCGGGAACGCTTGACAAAGAAGCGGACGCGTTTGAGCGCGAATGGATGGAAACCATCCAACCGGTTTTCCCGGAGAAGGAGGCGGATTCCCTCGTAAATTTTATCCATCCAGGTCTGCGCAAGGCGGCGCAGGCCAGAACCGAGGTTAAGACCGAGGGGACGACGCTTTTCGGCGACCCTTATGTCAAGACCAAGACAAAGGCGTCGCCTCCGCTGTTAGGCGAGGCGATCAGCAAGGGAGTTTCCGGCGGCGTACAGCGGCCGATTTCCGAAGCCATCGAGACCGGGGTCGAGCGGGCGGTTTCAAAACCGGGATTGGAGCAGGAGAACATCGCTCTATCGGAGCGCCTGAAGAACGTACAGCGGCAGATCATGCTTCAGGATCTGATGGCTAATGACCCGGTGCTGAGTGAAGAGAGCCCCGATGTCGTGGTGAACGCATATAACGCGGTGTTGAATCTGGCCCCAGAGCTGGCAACCAACAAGGAAGTTGTACGGGCGATTCTACGACAGGCGGTGCATTCGGTGGCAATCGACCCGTATGCGGCGCAGCAGTGGACGCAGCTTGAACAGAATATCCGCAACATCGCGGGCAAAACAGATTTCAAGGGCAGACCATCGGAAGGCGGTGTTAGACAATGAAGATACGCAAGATTTCGATCATAACCGACGGCATCTATAAGGTTACGCTCTATACCCAGGACTGGAGCGAAGCCGACAAGGATCTCATGGCCAAATTCGGTGAACCAGAGATCGACGTGGGCGGAAACTTCACGGGGCCACCGGCCTACGATTTGTCGAGCAAGCTGGTCAAAATCATGAGCGAGTCGCCGTTCACACAGGGATTCGATTCGGACGATTACGGCGATGCAGAGGATCGCGCAGAAGTGTGGAAGGACGAGGTATCGGCGCGTATTTCTACAGCCGTCGCCATACTCCGCGGCAACACCGACGATTTCAGCGGAGAAGAAGTGGAGAACGTGTAATGACTAAGACAAGCCGTCTCCGAGAAGCTGCCCGACGGGCGACCCCGTTGGGGCTGGATAAGGAAGCACAGGTCCTCCAACGTATGGGGGACTGGTTTCAGCAAGCACAGCAGAACCCCGAAGTGCGCAAGGCGTTGATCAGAGCACTGATCGGTGCGGCGCTTGGCGGTGGTGCTGCTGGTGGGATGGCATTGGCTACGCCACACGATCCCGAGGAAGGGCGTCAACGTGTACTTGGGCCTGCGCTGTTAGGCGCGTTGCTGGGCGGTGGCGCTGCCGCAGCGCTCCCTGTGGGACTCAAAATGCTTCGCGGCGACATACGGCTTCCGGGCGAAGCTCGGCCGGGTGTTACTGGCCGTGTAGGTGACACGATTGCCCGCGGCGTGCTTTCACACCCTGGAATGGCTATTGGCGGTGGCGTAGGTGCGCTGACTCGCTTACGGTACGGCGATGTCATAGGTAAGGCAAAGGAACTGGCCTACCCGACAGATGCTACGGCGTTGGTTGGTCCGCGTAAATATCCGGGCCTGCAATCGTTGTTGGCAGGTATTGGGGGCGCTGGTAGGCGTGCTGCTCAAACGATACGTCATCCGGTACGCGCATTTACCCGACCAGCCTCCCGCATGCGGGAAGCGGCAAAATTGGTAGGGTCCGATCCCAAGAAATACCGCGCATTGGCCGCGAAGGGGAAGCTGGGGTTAGCCGCGATCCCGGTGGGCCTCGTAGGCGGCTGGCTGCTGGATAAGTATCTAAGAGGAGAGGCCTAATGGACAATACAGGTATGGTCAAGTTGATCTACTCCTCGACTTTCGACACCACGGTTGATGTGGGTATGCGACTTGTCGAGGATCCGAGTCTGTTGACAAAGTCCGCGTCGACAATTTTCGATTGCGACTACAACGAGCTGGTTCCGGACAAAGACCACTTGGGCATCCACCTGGTTGCTCTTGGTGACTTCGAACACTACGGATCCAACCGTAACGGTGACGGCTTTCCAAAGAAAGCGTGCATTGCGTATCACCACACGTTCGTCAAGAACGCCAACCTCTATCGGCATCATCGGAACAAGGACCCCGAGAAACGCCTGGGGCAGGTCGTGAAGTCGGCATACAATGCGCCTATGGGCCGTATCGAACTTTTCGTTCACGCGCACAAGGACAAGGCAGCAGACGAACTCCAGAAGCTGGCGACCGATGGTGACATTCCTTTCTCGATGGCTTGCAAGGTGGCGTTCGACCGTTGCTCACGATGTGGTGCGCTCCGCCGCTCGTCTAAAGATCCCAACCAGTGTGACCACGTTCGTTTTGAACTGGGCAAGGTTGCCGATGACGGGACAGTTACCTGCACTCACAACGACGAACCCAATTGGTTCGATATCAGCTTTGTGACGCGTCCAGCCGATCGTATTGCCTGGCACCTGAAGGCGGCGTCGGGGGAAGTTATCGACTCCGTCAAACTGGCAGAGGCCGAGGGTATTTGGGTACCGGATCACTTAGCGATCGTATCTCCGGATGCAACGGCAAAACGAGGGTATTTGGACAAAATGGCTGCTATGGAAGAACTGTATTCACAGCTCAGGGAGCGTCGGCCGGCGACGTCCAGAGAACGATTTTTCTGGGAACTGCGGAAGGCCGCAGCTGCGCAGATAGATGACGAAACAATACAGCGGTTACGAAACCACGAACCGGAGGATGTTTTTCGTAAGCTTGCCCAGGCGGGCGTGATCCTCGACGTTGACTCATTCTACAAGTATGCAATGGGTATGGACTTCGGTGAGATTGCACCGTTCATGGACGAGGTTCGGCAGATCGTTGTCGGTGTGTACGGTCGGTTGAAGAAAGCGAACGCCTGTCAGGGGGTTTGCAACGATCGGCTTTTCGATGTCGATACACGGACATTAGGCCGCGGGGGTCCGGATCTGTCGGAGAAGGCGGCGGAGTTCACATTCATCGGTCCCCAGATGGAACAGAGGATCATCGAGCTCACGATAAATAATCACGAAATCGCGCTTGACAAAAACGAAAAAATAAGTTGTAATGGTACGGTTGAAAGATTGGCAGAGAAATATGCCGCTTACAAACTTTCGGCTGTGAAGGCCATTCTATCTATGCACAAGAATACGGATACAGATGCGTTGTTCGCGGCAGCGACGGCGCAGAACCTGGTTAACTAAAACAAGGGAGTTGAATCAAATGTCAACACTGAGAGAAATCCTGGACGCAACTCGCCAGCTCATTGACGTGAAGAAGGCGGAGTTCAACAGCACCCTCGAAGGTGGCGAGAAGCAGGCAAAGGGTCTCGACACTTCCGGTGCCGGCGACGACAGCCCGAAAACACGTGGACACGCTCTTGAAGCAGACCAGCCCGCGCTCGAACCGCAGAAGAAGCCTCTGGATTCCGCTGATGCGAATGCAGAGCCGCCTTCGGACGGCAAGGGCACGACTGGGAGCGCCGAGGGGAAAGAGGAAGGCAACCAGACCGATCGTACAGACAAGCTGGAAGCTGAAGATAAGGCCCCGGTCAATCTGAGCAAGAAGCCTCTGGACTCTGCTGACGCCAACGCCAAGAAGGCAGACGACGGGGAAGACGGCCCAGCCAAGCTGGCCAACGAGATCTTGAACGATATCCACGAGTGGCAACAGTCGCAGAAGAAGGCCGACGAGGAAAAGTCTGAGGAAAAGTCTGAGGAAAAGTCTGAGGAAAAGTCTGAGGACGAAAAGGGCGCCGAAGACAAGAAGGCCGACGAGGAAAAGTCTGAGGAAAAGTCTGAGGAAAAGTCCGAGGAAAAGTCCGAGGATGGCGACAAAGAGGCCTCAGCGGAAAAAAACTCGGATGAGCAGTCTGCGGAAAAGTCGGACGACGACAAGCAGGCTGCTGGACCTCAGTTGGAGCTGACGACAGACGTTCTGGCTAAGATCGCAGCACTTATGCTTTCAACAGAAGAGGGGGCTGAGATCGTGGAACAGGCGTTGGCCAAGCAGGCCGGTGCGGAGTCCGCCGAGGAAGTTATGGCTTTTTTGGCACAGCAGTCCGAGCTTGCTGAGAAGCAGGCTGCCTACGAATCGGGTGCGGCAGATGCCGAGGCCATGATTCAGCAGGCCATTTTCGACGCCGGCGTAGCCGAGGGTCGGAAGCAGGCGACAGACGGCGCGGACGAGAAGAAAGACGACGAGAAAAAGGCTGAAAAGCAGGAAGACCAGAAGCCTGAGGCCGACATCTACGAGAAGCTGGGCCAGATGGCCGCAGATGCAAGCATCGGCGACCTGATGGGCGCAGCCGGTGGTATGGGCGGCGAAATGGGCGGCGAAACGGCTGGTGCACCCGCCGTTGCTCCTGAAGAACTTGCTGGTGGTATGGAAGGGGAAGAAGGGGGTATCACCGAGGAAGAACTGCAGGAGGCGCTGGACGCACTGGTACAGGAAGGCCAGATCTCTCCGGAAGAAGCGCAGGGTGTGATGGATTACATCGCATCAGCGGGCGCTGCGGAAGGTGCTGCTGAAGGCGCCGAGGAAGGCGCTGCGGAAGGTGCTGTTGAAGGCGCCGAGGAAGGCATGGAAGCGGCAGCCGAAGACAAGGCCGAAAAGAAAGCCGGGGAGAAACCTGTTGAAAAGGCAGCGGCTCTTCTCGATGCGATCCGGTCGATTCGGCAACAGCGTAAGGAATAACCCGCGTAGCGGCAATGTACGGATACAGGAGGCTGACAATGCAAATGCAAGAGACCTTCGAGAAGATTGCGAAGTACATTGAAACTACGCAAACTTTGCTTGACAAACAGAACGAAATCAAAGACAATACGGTTAAGAAAGCGCATCAGGTAGCTGGTGTGCTGGCGAATAAGGGCCTGATTGCCCACGACGCAGTTAACGCGTTTGTGGACAAGATTGCGGCGGACGAAACAGGAACGCAGGTATGGGACCTGGTTGAAAAGCTGGCCAATG